CTACCTTCATCATCAAACACATCCTTATCAGGGTTGTTGTAGTCAAAAGTTACATCGTCTGGCGTCCAAGCTTTATTATAAACCTGGAAGTCAGCTATGTCACCTGTGAGATCATTGCTTGTAGCACTAGGACCACCACCTAAAAAAGCACTACCAGTATATTCACTATTTTTAGTTATATCAAATATTTTAATTAACTCTCCGTTTATATAAAACCTAGTTATATATTTTGTAGAAGAAACAACTATTCTTCTCCACTGGTTATCGTTAATAGCAACATCTTGAACCAAAGCAGTACCACCGTTGTTAGTTAGTCCATTACCGCCAAACAATTTACTTTCATTATTCTGGTTAGTAAATCTCAAATACATTTGAAGTCTCTTAGTGCTGTCCATACCTATAGAAAAGTATGTTGAAGAATTAGTATTTGAAGCAGTAAAAAATCTAACATCATTTTGTGCTGCAGTCATATCTGTTTTAGCCCAGAATGCTACAGTGAAATTTTCATGCCCTACAAGATCACTAGCATTACCCAAGTCTATACGATCATCAGTGCCGTTAAAATGTAAAGCTTTTCCAGAACGCAATATAGCATCGTTGGAGTTGGTCGAGAAATCTTTAACAGAGTTGGTTATTTCTTTTAGGGAAACTTTAGAAACTTTTGCGGTCACACTTGTGCTGTTAAAACTTCTAGCTAAAGAAATAGTCTGACCTGAAGTTGACATCATTTCAAAAGTGTTAACGCCTAGACTTAAATGATTAAAATCATCTCCAGTTTGTATTTTTAATTTTTGATCAGTGCTAAGCTCGTCAACAACAACTTCAACTTGGTATTTTTGATTTAATTTAATCTTATTACCAAGACTTACACCAGTGTTTGTGTCGTCAGTGCTATTGTAATCTATAAACACCGCACGATCTTCAACGTGTACTGTACTAGCAGCTCTTATTCTTAAAGCTGAAGTAGCTGGAGCGCTTGAACTTGCGTTATTACTTATACGAAACTGCGTGTTGCTTCCGTTAACATTAACTTCAGTGATAGTAGTATTACTTGGTATTCCAGTTCCCTGGACTTTCATACCAACTTTAATGTTAGTATTAGAGGGGTGACCCACAAGATTGCTTGACTGAGTTAACGTACAAGTCATATCTTGCGAAGCCAACTTGCTTACAGCCCATTTATTACCTTTTATTGTAGGATTTGTCTTTACTAACCTTATATTAGCTATAGTTATGTCTACGTTGGAACCTCCTCTTTTTATTTGAAAAGTATTTGTTGTAGGTGTAAAATAATGAACCTTGTTTTTTCCAACAGTAACATCTAAAGCTGTATCATTACTAGACATTGCGATATACAAAATACCAGACCCGTTGTTTTGAAGTATATCGTAAGTGAGCATTAAGGTTTCTTCGTTTGCAGCGGCCGAGTTCATAATATTATTCTGAGCCATAGAAATAAACGTTGAAGTACCCGTTGTTTTGTATCTAAAACCATGTTCAGTTAAAGTTACACCAGTAGTCCCAGAATCAATAGGAGTATCTGGAGTATTACCGTGCGCTATAAAATCAGGACCATCAGCAATATGCGCCGCAGTCGGAGTTGTAGTATTTCTATACCAGTTACTATGATCTAATAAATCAACGTTGGGTCCTAAAGAAAAATTAGGATTATTTATTCTTTCTTCACTTAAAGGCGCTTGAGTTTGGTCTGCTTTATACCAAGCTTGCAAACCCTTACGTACGACATTAGCAACTTTGCTACCTGCCGTAACTATGTTACCAATACCTAACATATTAATCTCCTATATAAGCTATTATCTTACCTGAAGCTAGTTGAATAGATGTCCATCTACCGTATATGGTAAGACCGGTTTGAAACTCGTCTGTACTATTAACAACTTCACCACCAGCACCAGACTCACCTAAATTAGGGTTTAAGTTACTGTCATGAGCTGATGTTCCAGTACCTATATATTCTAATCCTGCTCTAACATTGTTGTCAGCTACTAAAGAAGTAAACGCACAATCATCTACTACGGTTATAGCTACAAATACTTTATCTGTAGGTGGAGTGGCAACTCCAGTATCGTCTAACCAAAGTGATCCTAATTGACCAAATGAATAAGCTGTTTGAGTATTATTAATTCCCATTTTATATTGTTTAAATTGTTTACTTTGCTATAAATAGAGTATTACACATTAGCGAGTTTTATTACCCTATAAAAAAATAGCCACCCAAAAGGATGGCTATTAATATTAAGTTGATTAGTAATTAATCACCGTCCATAGAAATATCTACAACGCTAACTCCTGCTGGGTTACCACCGTAGTATATTCCATTCCATTCGTCTGCAAAAACAACCATACCTTTTTGGTTTCTATTATCCATTATACAGTCGTTAAACATTTGACAAAATTTATCAAAGCTTCCTGCAGCGTGAGTACAAGTAACTGTATCTACACCATCACCAACTCCA